TGAAGCACGCTTCCGCATGGTATTCCGTGCTGACTGCATCAAACTGATTCCTGGTTCCTACGACGTATCGATCTCGTCGAAGGGTCTCAGCCACTGGAAGGGTGCAACCGTAGAGTACTGGATCGCCGTCGAATCCAACTCTTCGTTCGAAGCCTAACGGATGGTGACTGGCCACCATAAGATGCCAGCGTATAAAAGGCACTCGTAGAGTGGAGCGGTCGATACGAAAAGGCGACGCCGGACCTCGTAACCGGCATTTTGATTTTGACGGAGATATATTATGCTTGAAGATTTTTTGTGGGTCGAGAAGTATCGTCCCAAGACTGTTGCTGACACTATTCTCCCCGACGAACTGAAGAAGACTTTCCAACAGTTCGTCGATCAGAAGAACATTCCAAACCTCATTCTCTCTGGTACTGCAGGCGTCGGTAAGACGACTGTGGCAAAAGCCATGTGTGAAGAGCTTGGATGCGACTACATCGTTATCAACGGTTCGATGAATGGCAACATCGACATGCTGCGTAACGACATCTCTCAGTTTGCCAGCTCGGTGTCTCTGATGGGTGGCAGAAAGATGGTGATCCTCGACGAGGCTGACTATCTCAACCCTCAGTCCACTCAGCCAGCGCTGCGTAACTTTATGGAGGAATTCAGTGCAAACTGTGGATTCATTCTTACTTGTAATTTTGTCGATCGGATTATTGAGCCACTACATTCTCGATGCTCGGTTGTCAAGTTTAAGATTCCTAAGTCAGAACTTCCCAATCTCGCGAAGCAGTTTCTTCAGAGGGTATGTGGAATCCTCGAAGCTGAATCGGTTTCTTATGAAAAGGCGGTCGTTGCTGAAGTCATCAAGACTCACTTTCCAGATTGGCGACGTGTTATCAACGAGCTTCAGAGGTATAGTGCTACTGGCAGCATTGACACTGGGATTCTTAGGAACTTCACGGATTCTGCTCTCGCTAAGCTGATTGGTTACATGAAGGATAAGAACTTCACTGCTGTCCGTAAGTGGGTTGCCGAGTCTGATGTCGAGCCGACCGAGTTCTTCCGTCTGTTCTTCGACAAGGCTGAAGACTACATCGGCAAAGGTAGTGTACCTCAGTTGGTGCTACACCTCTCGAAGTACCAGTATCAGAACGCTTTCGCTGCCGATCCTGAGATCAACCTCGTGGCATGTGTCACCGAGATCATGGCTGACTGCGAGTTCGTATGATCTTCGGTAAGAAGAAGTGTCCAGTGTGTGAAGATAAGTATCCGAAGAAGGCTCAGTTCCATGAACTGAGGTTGGAAACAGTCGAAGGCCTTCACACACTGGAAATATGTGAAAAGTGTGCAGACTTCTTTGACAAGTCTGCTGACGTGATTATGAAAGGCCGCAAAGATGAATCCCTTCGACTTCGTGAACTCGATCAACTCGACGAAGAAGAACCTGATGAAAGGTACGGAGAATGATGCTCTCGCCGAGAAGACTTACAGTCCTTGGCTGACCAACAAGTCTCTCTCATACTTCGCTGATACTATCCATGCAGCCAACATGATGAACTGCAACCATCATCTGGATCACAAACTGCAATACTCCTTTTTGATAAATATTATTCGCCCCAGTAAACGCTTTGCTAAGTGGGTGAAGAAAGAAAAGGATGGAGATCTCGAAGCGGTTGCAGAGTACTACGGTTACAATCGTCGTGCTGCCAAGGCTGCCCTTGATATCCTCTCCTCTGAACAGATAAAGATAATAAAGAAAAAGATTCAGAAGGGTGAAACATGAGTATCATCGAAAGTTTAGTTGAAGTGAGGCTGGGCGAAGAAGACGATTTCCTGAAGGTCCGTGAGACTCTGACTCGCATCGGCGTAGCTTCACGCAAGGACAAGACACTTTACCAATCTTGTCATATCCTCCACAAACAAGGTAAGTACTACATCGTACACTTCAAGGAACTGTTTGCTCTTGATGGCAAGCCGTCTGACTTCTCGTCCGAGGACAAGGGTCGTAGGAATACCATCACCAAACTTCTGTCTGATTGGGGACTGATCGCTGTCGTTGAGCCAGAAAAGATCGAAGATCCACAGACTCCATTGAACCAGATTAAAATCCTTCCGTTCAAAGAAAAGAACGAATGGAACCTCGTGACGAAGTATAACATAGGAAGAAAGAAATGAGCGACAAAGTGCAATTCGTAGAGTTCATCAACGAATCAGGTGGTAAGTACCTGGTCAACGTTAACCATCTTATCGGTGTCGTAGAACACCGCGGCAAGGTCATGATCCGTACAGTCGACGATCGTGGCCCTGATACCATCCTCGATACTATCGACGAAGTGGTTGCCAAGCTCGCTGCGTTCAACATCGCAGTGTAATTTTTTTCGATAAAAATCACTTTTAGGGTGTACAAAAAGAAACCTCCGTTGTAGGGTAAGAATGTAACAACGGAGGTTTTCTTATGCTTACTCTCTCGGACATCAACACGCTGACCAACTCGAAGGACGGCGATATCTACTCGGATCTGTACAAGGACGTGTACGGTAGCCGGCCTCGTTATGCTAAGTTCGAATCGGTCAAAGAGTTCGATGAGGACTTCGAGTATCTTGTCAATCGTCTTAACGAGCAGAACGCTCAGGAAGCAGAGCAGCAAGCTCGTAACTTCGAAGACTTTGTGTGCCGTGTGGATGGTATCATGCAGATGGTACACGGTTCTACTCGTGAGCGTGCAGTCGAGATCATCGCTGATGCTGAAGGCATCTCAGAGGACGAGTTCAAGTTCTATGGGCTCGAAGCGCTTGAGTACAAGTTCGACCTGAAGTATGGCTCCATTGCTCAGTGGTTGTCTGAGTAATGGCAGCCGACCTCTCTGCGTGGTTGGACGATGATCCGATGGTGAACGAGGTTCAGACGTTGTCTGAAAAGATTCGCCAACGTAGGATTCAGATGCTGGTCCACTCATATCTCTACTACGAGATGGATGAGAACGTCATCGACGACCATAAGTGGCAACAATGGGCAGACGAGCTCGTAGAGCTACAGAAGCAGAAGAAGGTCATAGGATTCTACGACAAGGAATTCTCTGACTGGACCGGTGCCTCAGGTGCTTTCTTGCCTTTCGATGATTGGGTCAAAAAAAGAGCAAAAGATTTGCTAAATTCGAAAACAAGGGGTGTACAATAATCCGAAACTGCAGTAAGATGATATTATCAGTTGAAAGGAAATATCAGTGACTCTTACCGTTGCACAGATCGAATCGACCTACACCGTCCCCGCCGACGCGACTCGTCAAAACTACTACCCCGTCCGTGCGTATTGGATTCCGATCGAACTTCGCGAACAAGTGCTCGCCGCTTATCGCGCTGAACGTGTCCGTGTCCGTCTTCGCTATCGTGGTCCTCGTACCGTCGCTATCGGTCGCGAAATGCCCGCAACTAACGGCCGTACTTATATTCGTGGCCGCCATCGTGCGATGCAAGACTGTCTGATCGCTGACGCCACTCACTTCACCGTCTATGATTATACTGGAGCTCGTTATGTCTGAATCTAAAAACGTTACCGTTCAGTTTCCCATCCTCGGCCTGCTTGGTCTGATCTTCATCACTCTCAAGCTTACTGGTTATATTGCCTGGTCGTGGCTGTGGGTTCTCTCACCGTTCTGGATTCCGCTGGCAATCGCTGCGGTTATCTTTTTGGTTGTTTTTATCGTGGCGGTGTTTACGTCTCGCTGATATATAGTATACTACGGAGGTGAATCATGGAAGTTGAACTTTTCGCGTTTCCTACTATGGCTGATCCGAAGGCAGTAGAAGTAACCTTCTGCGAACTGTTGAACGCTCAGCGTCGTGGAGAATCGTTGCCTCTCGAGGCTTTGGATTGGATGGATACTGCAAACACTTGGTTGTTGGAGTCGAAGTAATGGAAATTTTTAAGAGCAAACCGAAAGAAGCAAAAGGCGGTACGTTCGCACCAGCCGATATGCCTGTTCTCAAGCGCGCTTTGTTTCATTACAAAACTATGCTGGTTATGACATCAGAAACTGAGCGATCCGCAGATGAAGAACTGGTCAAGGTTGCCAATCTCCTCCATCGAATAGGTCGCATCGCCTAATCAATTGCGCCGTTAGCTCATCCGGATAGAGCGCGAGTCTTCTAAACTTGAGGTGGCAGGTTCGAGTCCTGCACGGCGCGCCAATTTACTCCTGTAGCTCAATGGTAGAGCGGTGTCCTTATAAGGCATGACGGCCAGATTAGCCGACGATGTAGGTTCGAGTCCTACCGGGAGTACCAAGGGTCGGTGGCGGAGTGGTCCATCGCACAGGACTGCAAATCCTGAAAGCCGTGGGTTCGAATCCCACCCGGCCCTCCATTTTTGAGTAAGTACAATGATTGAACAAGCAAAGCAAGCGATTCTTGATTCGAGCAAGGAATCGTCAGTCTACATCGGCTGTGACTCTATTCGTTTCAAAAAGAACAAGATGTGGTATGCCAAGTACAGCACCGTGATCATCGTCCACATGGACTCCAAGCGTGGTTGCAAGTTGTTCCACGAATCGGTGGATATGCCTGACTTCGGTAACCTGAAGCAGCGTTTATTGAACGAAGTGCAGATGGCGGTTCTTGCTGCGACGAGCATCATCGATGTTCTCGGCGATCGTCACATGGAAGTGCACCTTGACATTAATCCGAACCCGAAGCACAAGTCTTCGATCGCGATCAAGGAAGCTCTTGGTTGGGTGAAAGGCTCGCTCGGTCTGGATGCGAAGGTCAAGCCTGCATCGTTCGCTGCTACTCACGCTGCTGACCACGCTGTTCGTCATCTAAACTGAAAATAAAGGTGTACAAATAAGCGTCGATCGTGTAGAAGGGTATAAATACTGGTTCATGGTCTAGTAGCTCAGTTGGTTAGAGCACTCGCCTGTCACGCGAGAGGTCGAGGGTTCAAGTCCCTTCTAGATCGCCAGATTACGTTGGTGTGGTGAAACGGCTATCATTACGGTCTCCAAAACCGTCGTTCTGGGTTCGAATCCCGGCACCTTCGCCAGTCTGTTCTTTGAAATCGTTAGAAACTCTTTATGTGCGAGTGTAGCTCAGTTGGTAGAGCAAACGACCGATAATCGTTAGGTCACAGGTTCGAGCCCTGTCATTCGCACCAAATTTGGAAGCGTGCCAGAGTCCGGTTGAATGGAACGGTCTTGAAAACCGTCGTACCGAAAGGTACCGTGGGTTCGAATCCCACCGCTTCCTCCATTTTTATGTGGTACGTGTCCCGTTTAAATTGCCAGCCAATGCTTCATTGTTCGTCAATGGCCCATACTTGCGCTGCAGCCACTTTGGCCCCATAGTTTACGTTGGCTAGAATCCAGCTCTTTCACAGCTGAGAACCGGGATCGACACCCGGTGGGGTCACCAGTTTCAGGAACGTGGGCAGGATGGTAATGCAGCAGGTTGCTAACCTGTACTACCTTATGGGTAGACTGGGTTCGATTCCCAGACGTTCCGCCATGGTGTTGGTAGCTCAGAGGCAGAGCGCTCGGTTGTGGACCGAGAGGTCGGGATTTCGAAACTCCTCCTTCACCCCATGGGGACGTAGGCCAAAGGCAGAGTCAGGGGACTTAAAATCCTCACAGTGCGGGTTCGAGTCCCGCCGTCCCTACCAGTTTTTTTCGATAAAGTTCGTTTTTAGGGTGTACAAATTATCTACTGCGTAGTAGGTTGAGAATATACAGATTGAAAAGGAATTTTGTCATGGAAGTTTTTGTGCTGTTAGGCGAGTTCGACTACGAAGGTTCGGAACTCCTGGGTGTGTACGCTTCTGAAGAAGAAGCACGGACTGCCCATGGTGTGTACACTCGCGACGGTGATCGATTCATCGATTCGTACTACATCGAGCGCCGCTCGGTCGGTGCACCTGTAGATTCTGATGGATATCGGATCTACATCGGTTAAAGTTTAATGGACGATTAGCTCAGTAGGTAGAGCGCGGGCCTCTTAAGCCCTAGGTCACAGGTTCGAGCCCTGTATCGTCTACCATTTTGGACCTCTAGCTCAGTAGGTAGAGCAACGGGCTTTTAACCTGTAGGTCGTGGGTTCGAGCCCCACGGG